GGCGTGCTGCGCGAATGGCGCCGCCTGCTGAAAGTTGGCGGCCTGCTGGTCCTCGAGATGCCAGACCTGTTGAAGACATGCAAGAACGTCGTCGATGGGGTACGTGGCGGGAAGCACCCTGACCAGTTGACAATGTGGTCGCTGTACGGAGACCCACGCGACAAGGACCAGCACATGACGCATCGGTGGGCGTGGCACCCGGCCAGTCTGTCTGAATTGTTGGCCGAGCACGGCTTCAGCGAGATGAAGGAAAAACCAACGCATTTCCATCGCGCTGGCAAGGAATACCGCGACTTCAGAATGGAAGCGCGCAAGGCATAGGGGCTGATCATGATCAATCTTTTCTGTGGATTCGACTCACGCGAGGCCATCGGCTGGCATGTCTTCGTCGACAGCGTCCTGCGCAACACATCGAAGCCAGTTGCGATCCATCGCCTCGACGCATGCGGTCTGCCGCAAGGCTCCAACGCCTTCACCATGTCGCGCTTCTTAGTGCCATGGCTCATGGGCTACAAGGGGCACGCGATCTTCGCTGACGGCGCGGACATGCTGATGCTCGGAGACATCGCAGAACTCGATGCGATGTTCAACCAGCATCAGGCCGTTCAAGTCGTGCAGCACGAATACAAGACGCGCAACCAGCGCAAGTACATCGGCACGTCGATGGAATGTGACAACCCAGACTACGACCGGAAGAACTGGGCTTCGTTGATGCTATTCAACTGCGCTCACACGTTGTGGTCCGACATCAACCCGGAATACCTTGAGACGGCCAATAAGCTGGATCTGCTGCAACTGCGCGGCGGAGTTCCATACGCTGAAGTTGGCGCATTGCCAAGCGCGTGGAACCGCATCGTTGATGAGGGGCAACCCGTTGAGGGGGCCAAGGTGCTGCACTGGACTGCTGGAGTGCCATGCTTCCCGCACTACCGCAACGCTCCGGGTGCTGATCTCTGGTTCGCTGAACACGATCAGATGATTGCACTGCCATGAACATAACTGTCGTCACGCCGCCGCCATTTGAGCCCGTATCGCGCGAGGATGTCTACAACCAGTTGCGCCTAGACGCCGAAGGGTCTCCGCTCTCTCATCCTGACGACACGCTGATCGACAGCTACATCACCACAGGCCGAGAGTTCGTTGAGAAGTCAACACGCCGCTCGCTGGTGCAGCAGACATTGCGATTGTCTGCCGCAGGTTTCCCGGTCTGCATCTCGCCATGGGTGTACCAGAACAGTCTGGTGCCAATGCGCTTTCGGCCGCCACAGCATATCTTCCTATCGCGTCCTCCGATCGTGCGCATCACATCGGTGAAGTATTACGACCTTGACAACGCACTGCAGACAGTCAACTCAACCGACTACTACCTGACTGACGATCAAGTTCCAGAACTACGCTTCACAACGAGCTTCTCGGTGCCGAATACATATGACCGGCCGGATGCGCTGCGCGTCGAGTACATCGCCGGCTATGCGCCAAATGGCTCTCCTCCGGGCGGGCGCGCAGACTACGTGGCCAACGTGCCGCAGTCTCTGGTGAACGCAGTGCTGGCAAGTGTCACGCTGCTCTACGACAGTTTGCCGCCGGCCAACATGGATTCGATTGCCAACATGCGCGAGACGTTCATGAGTCCGTATCGCGTTCAACTTTCCGTCTGATCCAGCCATGGTCATCGCCCGAGCGCTCAAGCGCAAGATCACGATCAAGAAGCCAGTCGTCGGGCAGGACTCTTGGGGTCAGCCGCTGACGACGTGGTCGACGCTGTATTCGCCATGGGCTCAAGTGACCACACCGCCGCGACCGCAGCCTGGCGCCGAACAAGAGGCCGCAAACCAACTGGTGAGCCTCGTGACCTATCTGTTCAAGGTGCGGTTCAAGGAGGGCGTGAACAACACGATGCGCGTCGAGGAGCGCTTCCAGGGCGTCACCACGACCTACGACATCAAGCAGGTTCAGGTGGATGTTGCCGGGCGAGACTACATGATCTTGGTCTGCCAGGTTGGTGGCCTGTAGGGGTAGGGCATGGGCATCGACATCAGCGAGCTGGCGGAACGCGGGCAACGCCGCGCTTCCAACGGAACAGTCCGCAGCAGCACCGGCAAGACGCTGCTACAGATCAAGGGAAGCCTCAGCGACGTGCTCGTGAAGTATGCGGACAACGTGATGGCGAAGGCGATCCGGCCGGCGGTGTTTGCTGGGGCCGATCTGATGTACCAAGAAATGATCGCGCGCGTTCCCGTCAGCTTCACGGCGAATCAGCGCACTGGCGGCGCGGACAACTTCCACCCCGCGCAATTGCTGCATTCGATCTACGTCTATTTCGACAAGGCCAAGGGCACTCAGGTCAAGCCGCTGTACTACATCGGGCCGAACAAGGGCAAGGCCAAGCACTGGCATCTGGTGGAGTATGGACATGCGTCGCCCTACAAGCACTACCTCGGCAGCGACGGGAATTGGTACACGCGAAAGACTGCCCCGCGTGAGGCACCAAAGATGATCGCGCCAAGGCCATACATCAGGCCGACCTATGACGCCAATGCGCGGTTGGCGATCGAGGTAATGCGCAACAAGCTGCGCGAGCTGATTCACGTCGGATTCAAATGACCATCGAAACCGGAATCGTAACTGTCGTCGGGCCGCTGGTGAGCGGCCGCATCTTTCCAGACGTTGCGAGCTTCGAAACGCCGAAGCCATTCGTCACCTACATGCAAATCGGCGGCGAAGTGATCAACCCGATCAACAACTACCCCGCAGTGCCGAACCTGCGCAACTCGCGCATCCAGATCAACGTGTGGGCGAAGACGCGCAACGAAGCCAACACGCTCATGCGCACGATCGAGGACGCGCTGCGCGTCGACCCACTGAACGGGCGGCCAGTTGGCGCACTGATCGCGCGCCATGAAGAAGTCACCGACACCCGAGGCGCGCAGCAAGACTTCAAATTCTGGTGGGGCTAGAGCCTCACCACCCAGAGCAACGGCCCCGCTAACCCGGGGCCGTTTTCATTGCCCGATGAGGGCGCATCCAAGCATCGAGAGGTGCTTTTTTTCCGCCCATGAGGCAACCCACTGAAAGGCTTTTGTCATGAGTTACTCAACTCCCGTTGGAACCAGCTTCTACGTCAGCCAAACCTTCGCCGCGGCGAAGACGCTGACGATTGTCAGCAACGCCAATCCGGCGCTGGCAACCAGTGTGGCGCATGGCTACTCCGACAACGACGAATTGCTGCTCCTGTCCGGCTGGGACATGGCCAACAACTCGGTCTTCCGCGCTGACCAGCAAAGCGCCGACACGTTCTTGCTCAAGGGCCTGAACACCAGCAACACCAACTCGTTTGCCGCTGGCAGCGGTGTCGGCACCACGATGAAGATCAGTTCTTGGGTGGAAATCCCGCAGATCGTTGGTCTTAACCCCTCCGGCGGCGGGCCGCGCTATGTCGACGTGCGGCCGATCAAGGCGCTGCAGGGCTTGAAGCTCCCCGACGGTTTTGAGGCCGCAACCATCGGCTTCGACATCGGCTTCGACCCGTCGCTGACCAACTGGGACACGCTGCTGGACATCAGCCGCTCCGGCACCCTGGTAGCCTACAAGTCCGTCAAGGGCTCGGGCGCTGCGACCTACGGCTACGGCTACTTCTCGATGGGCGAGCAGCCGATCCAGTCCGCAGGCGCCGCCGACAAGGTGCAAGCCACCTTCGCGGCCCAAGGCCGGCTCATCAGTTACGCCTGATTGAGTGCCCGCGCGTCCTGGGAAGGACGCGCACTTCGATTTCATGCCCGCCGGATCGCTACCGGGGACCGGGCCTTTTTGAACCAACATACGAAAGCCATCCATGGCAAAGATCAAGATCGACCTCGATCCCAAGGGCCTCATCACGTATGACCGCGAGGTGGCGATCCCGACGCCATCTGGCAAGCCTCTCAAGGTGACGTTCACCTTCAAGCACCGCAACCGCGAAGAGATGGCAGCGCTGCGCGAGAAGTACATCGCCAAGGCGCGCGACAACTACATCCTTGCCACCGTCGAGGTGGAGGAGGAGAGGGCCCGGCGCGAGGCAGACGAGAAGGCCGGACGCACCTACATGCCGCCAGATCCGAAGTTGGTTGAAGGTGTGCCCGAGGCCATTGCCAGCGATGTCGCCGCGGTGCTGGACGTGGCCAATGGCTGGAACCTCGACTACGAATTCACCGCCGAGAACGTCGGCAAGTTCCTGGCGCTCTATGCGGCCGCGCCGAAGGCGATCGGCGACGACTACTTCGTTTCGATGA